CATTACTATTGCTGAGAAGTCTGGAAAGTATGACGAGCGTGATCTTATGATCATGCGTGGACTTGCTGCTGAGATTTCTAATCCTACCTACGACTATTTTGGAACCATCGTTCAATTCTTTGGTTCCAATCCTTCTGGTCACCCTCTTACCGTGGTTATTAACTCGATGGTTAATTCGCTTTACATGCGTTATTGCTATTTTGAGATTGCCAAGGCTGAGGGCTGGTGGAAGGTTCCTCGATTCAACCAAGTTGTTTCCCTTATGACTTATGGAGATGATAATATCATGTCTGTTAAGAAGGGATTCGATGCTTACAACCATACTCGTATTGCTGCCGTCTTAGCGGATGCTGGCATTACGTATACTATGGCTGATAAGGAGGCTGAATCTGTACCTTTCATCAACGGTTCTGATGCGGGATTCCTCAAGCGTGATGCTGTGTGGGACCCGGAACTGAACCTTTTTCGTGCTCGTCTCGACGAGAAGTCGATTTCTAAATCTCTTCATACTCATTTGAAGTCTGAGGCTATCACTGAGCAACAGCATTCTGCTGAAGCTATCATTGGTGCCATGGACGAATATTTTGAGTATGGTCGTGAGATTTACGATCGTCGTCGAGATGAGTTGCACAAGGTTGCTTACCATACCGGTCTTACAGGACTTGTTGGTGAGCTTATGACTTATGAGGACCAGCTTGATCGCTTTTGCGAGCGAAATGCTTGGCCCAGACCATAAGTCACTTGTGACTCCGCCTTGGGTGCTGGCGTTAACCGCACTCATTCCCGTATTCAGGAATTGAAATAGTGAATACTGGCGCTGAACATCGTCATGAACCAACTGTTCTGTGTGAGGTAGTTACTTGCTTACTTCTGGTTTCTTTGCCCCCGAAGTAAAGTAGAGAAAACTCACATGATTTTGGAACCCTATTTAGGGCCCGGTTCGATACCGTACAATGTAAAGCTCTGCGGGCGTGTTTTGATGCAAACACGGATCGTATTGTAAATAGCATTTCTCAAAGT